GGGATGAGCTCTATAGCGAATGGTCTAAGTACTGTAAATGTTCAAAGAATCTTAAAAAACGTTAAATATCAGATTATTAAGTACCTAAAGCCCATCACATTATACATTCCATGGGAAACTGTCCCATCAATGCTCTTTCCGGACTCTTTGGCAGGTAAGCTAATCATAAGCTTGAATTTGAAGGTTTATGTATGGAAGGATTTAAAGACTTTGTCTAAGACCCAAATATGGATAATGCTATGCAACGGCTCATTAGGGATATTAAATAAAGATGCTTAGACAGACCTATTAATTGGTAGTATTATATATCAAAGGTCCGGGAAACTGACCCCAAGAAAGCAGACTTCTATATCAAGACTAGGTAAAGTGCTATTGCTAATGGATGGAAAAGTCACTCACATGAGCTACTTCCTAAATCCGGTGAATATGGGACTAAACTCGGTAAATCACGAATGGTAGTTAATGTCGCTGCTGATTATAAAGCATAAGGTGGCCATTTGGACTATCAAGTCCTTCTTCCTCTTAAAGACGGCGGATAACTTATTTCTCATTTAACTACTCAGGAGTTAAATTCTCATTTTACAAAGCAATACCAATCACTATCTGATCCACAGATCGTCATTACAGATGGTGCTGCTTGGGATTCTAAGTAATCAGCCCACCTACTAACTATTGTTGATAAATATTTGTTTGAATAGGTCTGGGATTATATATGGCCAATTATGGATCTTCCATAGTATTTAAACAAGCCTCTCTTTGATGCAGTCACTGGCTTAGATTCTACTTTGCTTTATAAATAAAAATTTGGCAGGAAAATCATTGTTCTGCTTAAGGCTATTGTCAGAGGTACCGTTTTCAGTGGTCACCCCACTCGAACCACATTTGGTAATAGCCTTCGGGCTATATTAGTCAATGAATATGCTTTGTATTTGGCTAAAGTTCCAAAACATTCTGCTTATGTTAATGATGGAGGTGATGACATTAATATAGTTATAGAAAGAACCTATACATAGTAACTTATAACAGCCTTAAAATCATTGTATTCTATGTATCCTACCGGTGATCATGGTTTAGGCCTTTAATTAAAATGTATTGATGTTTATGAGAGGGGTACTACATTTCTAAGTAAGAATAGCACATATAGGGAAGGGATTGGGTTTGAATTTATTAGAAATCTTCCCAGGATTATGTTGATTTAACCATATACCGACTCTCGGGTTGATGACCTTCCACTTCTCAGGTAAGCAGCCAGTAACTCCCTTGCTATTGCGTCTTGGTAAAGTAGATTTTACCACGCTATAAAGAAGTTCTACCCACGCCCTCTATTTAATAAAGGGTTTAAAGAACGTATCGCATCTGCCTATTAAGGCATCACTAAATATTGGCATCGATTCAGAGACTATACTCTTATTAAGTAAGATAGTCTGTATGTCATGGATACCAATATAGGCTATGGTGATTGGAAAGGAATGTAACCATACGAGTATGAATCCATAATGTCAAACCTGGAGTCTCAATGTGGCTCAGCTCTAGATTTATACGAAGACAGGATTATGTATGAGCAATTAAGTCAGAAAGCCTAATTAGCTAAAGACCTACAGTAACGATTACGTTACTGTGTAGATTTAT